AAATAGAATGAGAAAAGCTATTGAATATATTAGTCGAGCAAATATTAAACAAATACCAACATGGGTAGAACAAAATCCTGATAGTCAACAAGCTGGTAATGTTAAAAATGATGAATTTATGATGATAGTTGGAAGTGCTATTGATACACACGATGGTGATGAACACGATAAAAATATTAACAAAATTATCAAGAACGTCGCAAGAAAAGTCGTACTTGATAAAGTAAATGACACTTAAATATACTATGAATTATGATTAGCTTTTGAACCTGTTAAATAAATAAATTGTCCTGTTTTACCATTATTCCCTTCGGTTCCACTCTTACCATTTCGACTACCACCTTTTGTTCTTGAACCTCCAGAAACTCCTCCTATGGAATTGTACACATAATCATAACCATCTATTTCTTCTACATATTCATTTGTAAATCCAATCTGTGATGTTGAACCATTACTACCACTACCACCACCACGACCACCTCCTTCACCACCACTTCCACCACCACTTCCTGTTATAATAAATTTTCTTGAATTTTGTTCATTAACTTTAAATTTAATAAAAGTATCATTACCTTCTTGCCCACCTTGTCCTCCCGAACCTCTCTGCCATCCCCATTCACCACCCTCACCACCACCACCACCATTACCCGCAACACTTTCTTGAAATGTTACTGTTGATACATTGGAAGACGAAGGAAATACCCACGCACCACGTGTATTGCCGGCATTTCCTCCTGCTCCACCAGATTGCTCCCATGTCTCATTTGCTCCACCCGCACCACCTCCTCCACCCTGTGCTCCTTTTAATCCACAAAAAAATACTGAACAACTGGTATCTTTAATCTTTGAATTCGGTCCAGGAACTATCATATCTCCAAATTCCTTATAACTTCCTTCTTGATAATATCCAAATCCAATATTGTTATTTATTTTAAGATTTTCAATTACATGTTGTTTTTGAGCGTGTTGAAACGTACCATAGTTATTAGTATCAATATAATGTTCAAAACTTCTACCTTCGATTTGAAACTCTTGTTGTTGATACGTTTGTTGTTGTTTTTTCATATTATAGAATCCTTTTTGTTGTTCATTTAATGATTGAATATATTCAGTATTATTTGTGCTACTACTATATGTTTTTTGTAAATCAATAGTTGATTCATTATCATTTTTATGACTTCCATCAGCAAATTTTTCTTTATATTTTTCTAAATTTATTATAGTATAAAATCTATTATTAGTTGTTTCAGTCATATACTATTTTCATATAAAATATTTACATGAAAATAATTATAAATTAGTTATTTTTAATTTTATTCATATGCTTAATCATTTTTAGAACTTGAGAACTATATGACCATTCGTTGTCATACCATATTCCCAATTTTATTTCATTTTCTCCCATCTGCATACAATAGGCTTCATCGATTATACTTTGACAAGTTGTACTCATAAAATCAGAACTTACCATATGTGGGTCATTATTTATTTTAATATATGGAGATTGTGATAAGATTTTTAAAGCATCTTTCATTTCAACTTTTTCACTAAAACGAATATTTAAATCTACCATACTTACATTATTTGTAGGTATTCTAACAGATGTTCCATGTATTTTACCGTTTAATTCTGGTAATACTTTTGAAACAGATTTACTTGCTCCTGTTGTATGAGGTATAATATTATTTATAATACTTCTATGAATTCTTGACTTCAAATGAACTCCATCTATAACATGTTGTGAGGCAGTAGCAGCATGAACTGTTAAAAAATTAACATTCGTAATATTAAAATTATCACTAAGAACTTTTAATGGAGGAACGATACAGTTTGTTGTACACGAAGCATTACTTATAATATTTTCTCCTTTATATTCGTTATGGTTTCCTCCTACGACATATTGAAGAGTATCATCTTTTGCAGGTGCACACATTATAAATCCATCAAAATTGGGTCCATGTAATAAAGCCTTTTCTTTTGTTAAAAATTTTCCTGTTGTTTCCGCTATATATTTTGCTCCATAACCACTCCACATATTTGGTTGAGGATATCTATTATTAAGTATTTTAATCTTTTGACCATTAATTTTTATACTATCCTTTGAATTTATAATAACCTTTATATCATTTTTTCCATGGGAAGTATCATGTTTTAAATATGATTCTATTTTATTTACATCTATATCAGGAGCATTTATAGCAACAACACGGGTTTTTCTGCTTGTGATACTTTGAATTAATAATGATTTTCCGATTCTCCCAAATCCATTTATTCCCATATAAATTTTGGAACTCATATTTATTATTGTGAAAAAAACTTTTAAAATATTAAACTATATTTAAATTTGTCATTATTTTTTTTTGATTTGCTAAAATCATCGTAAGGAGATGATGTGTGTCTGTACGCGGATTTAAATCATCTATATTATCTTCCATAAATGATGCGTTTGACGAAGGTTTGAGTTTATCAAATATATCCATATTGTTATTATAAGATGAATTAAATATTTCGGTTGGATTACTTTGTATTATTTCATTTTGAGATTCTTTGCTTTTTTCATTTTCATTTAAACCTATCCATTTTTTTGCCTCATTTACATCTCCTTTATTATCATTCATAACAGATGATATATCATATTTTCGTTCTGCTATTTTTTTATTTAGAATATCGTCCACGTTTGTTATAGGATCGTCGTTACCTAATGAAAAATCTATTTCATTTGGAACCTCTTTTTTCATATATGAATCTAATTCTTTCTTTTTATTGTCAAATTCATTATTTAATTTTTCAACACGTGATGTTTGTATATCTTTCGCTAAGATTGGTGTTGCTTTTGATTCTGTAAGAATATTATTCATATTTTCAATAAATATTTTATTCAACATTAATAGATTTTGTGAAGATGAATTTAAATCATGTGTTCTAATAATACAATCTTCAAAGTTTTTTTGAATTTCATTAAAATTAGAACGAATTTTTTTTTTAAAATCTGGACATTCGTTACTCATAAGATCCCATAACATCCCTTTGTTTTTTACACTCTTGAATTCACTTGTCATCTATATATATATCTACTTGTTTATTTTATCTTTAAATAACTTATATAAGAAAAAATACTAATATTAGTTATATTATTCCAAAATACAACCATCTACAATTACATATTTAACATCACCTGATATCCAATTATTTTCAAGAATTTCATTAAAATCCAAATTTTCACCAGTTTCTTCGTCATATGTTTCTAACATATTTTCTATTTCTTCTCTCTCAGCTTCTGTATAACTTTCAAAATTAATTATTTCATGATCATTACATCTACAATCAACAGAAGAAATAAATTCATGGTCATAATCACTAACTACTATAGTATCTTGATTTTTTACATTATTATACTCTGTATCACTTAGTTCTATATTAAATTCACCCCATCTCCAATATGATGTTACATTTAAATCTACATTTTTTCCGTTTTTAAGAGTTGATGACCATGTTTCTATATCATAACACGACTTTGTAAGTTTGGGTGTAATTACATATGTTTTTCTTATTGATTCTTCTTTACGACTGCTGATATTATCCATAATATATAATATCAGTATTATTCTAATATGTTTTATATTTTTAACTCATTATAGGTCTTTGTTGAAAAATACTTTTCTAAACTTTTCCATTTCTTCATCTTTAATTCGATTTTTACTTGATTTAAAGTTTTTCCATGATTTTTCTTTAGTAAGCATCATTATCAAAAAATATAAACAATACATTCCACATTCTGTATTTCGCATTTGATGTTCAACTTTCGGATAAAGTTCATCGAATTTTATTTTAATATTTAAAATTTTACTCTGTTCTTGAATACTTTCACGAAGGCGATTTATTTGATGTGGTATTTTATCTCCTACGCTATCAAAATAGTATAATTCCCCTGTATCCAGATTGAAATACATTGCAACCCAATGTGAACCATCTTTATAATGCGGGTCGAGATTGAATATCATACCAACAATCTTTTTCTTATTTTGAATTAACTGTGAAACATCAATATTACATAAATCATTCCATACACACTGATTAAATGCCAACTTTTTATCAAAATCTATTGGAGATGGACCTATAAATCTATAATATGGATAGGCTCGTTCATACTGTTCCATTACTTTTATAATATCTGTGCTACTTAACCACGTAGTTGGATTTTTTTTCCATTCATCCGGTGCTTTTGGTGCAAACGCAGTTTTTATCATCCTTTTCTTAAATTTATCAGGAATTTCAGCTTCTTTGATCCAACATGATTCTTTCCCACATTTATCCTTGTAATGATTGTGAAGAAATCTCCATATTTCCTTAGGATTATTTGTTTTTATCTTAGGTGTATTTGATTTATTCCATGCTTTTTTTAACTCAAAAAGATTTGAATTTGAATAACACGAAAAATCATTAGATGATGATTTTGGAGCACATTTAAGTGTTGAATTTTTCATTTTCTTTAATTTTCTTGTTTTCTTTCTTTTATCCTTATTTTTATTCTTATTTTTTATACCTTTTGTTCTTGACATATCTATTGATATATATAAATATTTTGTTTTTTAAAAAAAATATCTCTTTAATTTGTTTACTTTTTATAAAATTGAATTAATATTTAATTATTTAATTATTTAAACAACATGAATTCACCACTAGTATTGTTTAAAAATACATTTCCACAAGAAGTTGTCAATAATATACAATCTTTTATAATAAATGATTATGTTTATGAAGCTATAAGGAATTATTTTAATATTTTATATCATAAAAAGGAACTATATGAAGAGTTTATTTGGAATAATTATGTATATCCAAAATGTTATTGTAATAATTGTCCCGATAATGGTGTAAAAAAAATATTTAAAAGGAAAGACTGTAACGAATGTTTTAAATTCGAATCTACATTAATATATATGACTGAAGATTTTGAACGTTGTATATGGAATAATAACCAGTTTAAAAAAATTTGTCATAACGATTATAATAATTTGGATTATGATAAATGTATAGAATATTATGACGAAGATGGTAATTTATATTACGATACACCATATTACGATTAAAAACATTTTAGTATTTAATATTTAATTTATTATTTTTTTATAAAATGTCATTTCTAGGCTTCTGCATAAAGATGACAACATAACGATTTGGGTTTATGGTATTATACATCAGGGGTATTTTTTTCGTATTAATGTTTTTTAAGAATCTTTCCTAGAACGCTAGAAATACCATTTTTTTCAGTTTAAATTAATCACCCTCATTTCTTTGAATACGAGTGCTATTATTAAACAATAAACTTCCTGCGTTAAAAATATTTGGATTAAAATTATCAAATGTTTGTGTTTCAAATATGAGAGATTCATCTTCTTTTATACCATTTTTATGTTCCTTGCCAGAAGGAATATTTTTATTAACATATAATTCGCTCGTTGAATCTGGAATATAATAAGACTGGTCACATTTTTGTAACGCAAAAAATTGATTTCTTAACGTAGACTCCTTATCAACATTTGTAACATAACCATTCCAATTGGGTTTCCGGTCACCAGGAAAAAATGTAGTGTTTGTTTGAAATTGATTAGTTGCTGTAATAGGCGTATTAAGATTATTTTCATTATTATCCAAAATATGCATTTTTGTATATCTTGTTGCCATCGGTTTTACAGAAAATACAGGATCTATTGTATGTGATGGAATATTTCTTTCAAATAATTTATTATTCAATTCTTGATCACGACTATCGGTAGGACATAATTTTGACATATACAATAATAACATATAAAAATATTGTTTAAACGGCTAAATATATATACATCTATAGCAGAATGTGTGGTATTTTTTCCATATTAAATCTTTGTCATAGTAACGAGTCTATTGGAGATGAATTTAATAAAGGCATCCCAAGAGGACCAGAATTTTCTTCATTTAAATGTATTGAACACGCAAATTGTATAATGGGGTTTCATAGACTTGCTATAAATGGTCTTGATGAATTATCGAATCAACCATTTAATATTGATAATATAATGTGTATATGTAATGGAGAAATATATAATCATACTACTTTATATAAACACATAAATCATGTAAAAATAGAAACAAATTCTGATTGTGAAGTTATTATACATCTTTATAAAAAATATGGATTTAAACAAACAGTTCAAATGTTAGATGGTGTTTTTGCGATTGTTCTTATTGATATGAGAATTTTAAATAAAACAAAAGCCTATGTAACAAGAGATCCTCATGGAGTTCGACCTTTATATGAAATGAAAATAAATAATCAATATTGGTTTGCTTCAGAAATGAAAATGATGTCGAATACATATACTAAATCAAATGAATTGAAAAATAAATTATCACAGTTCGCACCTGGCACTTATAGTAAATTTAAGTTATATCATAATGTATGGAATAAAAAAAAATCTGTTACATATTGTTGTCTTCCATTTTCATCCATTGAAAGAAATATTTGTTTCGACCGTATTCACGGAGATATACGATGTATGTTTTATGCTGCTGTTAAAAAACGTGTTGAAAATTCCGAACGTCCAATAGCATGTCTTTTATCTGGTGGTCTTGATAGTTCAATTGTAGCTTCAATTGTAGCAAGAGAACTTGGATTCAAAGGAAAACAATTGGAAACATATAGTATTGGAATGGAAGGTGGTGAAGATTTAAAATATGCGAAAATGGTTGCCGATCATATTGGAAGTAAACATACAACAATTACATATTCAACAGATGTATTTTTAAATGCTATACCAGAAGTTATATACACTATCGAAAGTTATGATACAACAACAGTTAGAGCTAGTGTTGGTAACTATTTAGTGGCAAAATATATAAGCAAAAATAGTGATGCAAAGGTTATTTTTAATGGAGATGGATCAGATGAACTTATGGGAGGTTATTTATATTTTCACTACTCTCCTGATTCTATTTCTTTTGATAAAGAATGTAAACGTTTATTATCAAATATTCACTACTTTGATGTTCTTAGGTCTGACAGAACAATAGCATGCCATGGTTTAGAAGCAAGAACACCATTTCTCGATAGAGGATGGGTTGAACATTATTTAAGTTTAAATCCTACAATTAGAAATCATGTAATTCACGATAAACAAGAAAAATATTTATTTCGTGATGCTTTTGATCACCCATTTGATTTTATGGAAAACGGAGAAACAGTTAAAAAGAATCTTCTTCCTAATGAAGTTCTTAGACGTCAAAAAGAAGCATTTAGCGATGGTGTAAGTAGTAAAGTAAAATCATGGTATGAAATTATACAAGAAAATTTTCAAGATGATACTATATGGGAAAAAGAAGTAGGAAAAAACAATACAACATTTGATGAATCAAAATCAAGAGAAGATAATTATTATATTCATATTTTTAATAAATATTACAACTTTGAAAAAAGCAAACATTTAATACCTTATTATTGGATGCCGCGTTTTATAGAAGCAAAAGATTCAAGCGCAAGAACACTTAATATACATGAAAACAATAAATAATAATGTTTTTATAAAATATACCTTTATATAATGAAAATAGAACAATACAATAAAATTTTTAATATATTACCAAATATTTTTAGCATTTCAATTATAGCACCCATATTATTATATGTAAGCATAGTTCCTACAAAAAATAAAATATTATATATTATATTATTTCTTATAGGATTAATTCTTACTTTAAGTATTAGTTATAACATTATTTATAAAAAAAATGAATTAACAATTGGGAGATTAATTTATTTATCAATATTTATACCTATTTTAATGTATATTTCAATAAAAAAAGAAAATAGTCATATATATTCAAGATATTTACTATTCTTTATAGCATTAACTTATTTTTTATTTAATTTTAATGTTGCATTTTTTGGTAATAATATTTTAGTTAATTCATTAAACCAGTTTGGATTTCCTATTCATCCTTTAAAACAATTAACCGAATAATTTATTTTTATGTCATACCAATGTATGAATAAGCTTTATGAACATATATTTTTTGGGTCTCTTGTATTTACATATGTTCTTATAACACTTGTGATTTTAGGATTAGGAGGAAGCAATACAAGAGAGTATTTATCAAATTTAAATTATTTCATGAAACTATATGTATGTTTGCTTTTATTAGTTAGATTCAATCCTTTAGTTTCAACAAAATTTACAGATTTTGATAAAAGACTTGTTTTTACCTCTGCACTTTTTTTATTATCTACTACAACATTAGAGGAAATTGTAGTGTATTTTAATAAAGCAAACACATTTTTGATTACACGATAAAAATATTTGTAGGTATAAAAATATTTTATATAGTATATGGAAAAACAATTGATAGTAGTGATAATGGCTGGTGGAAATGGGAAAAGAATGGAATCAAATAAAAACAGTCATGCTGTTATAGAAGAAGTTGGTGAGATTCCTATGGTGGCACGTGTAGTGAATGAAGCAGCACGATTACTTCCAAGAAAACTTATTGTTGTTGTAAATGAAAATGAATTAAAAATTAGAGCTGAATTACGTAAACACGCAATAGAAGATGATATAGAATATATTAATCAAGGACCTTCTCTTGGAACGGGATATGCGATAAATATGTGTCGTCATAAATTAAAAAAATATAATAATGCCCAAACTCTTATTGTTCCTGCAAATATGCCTCTTGTGACAACTAAAATATTGACTGAAATAGTAAAGAAGAGTGGAGATATTAAAATACCATATATAAAAAAAGAAAATCCATGTGATTTTGATAGAATAAAAATAGTAAAAGGAAAATTTAGTAAAATAATTATGAGAGAAGAATGTTGCGCAAAAGATCTAACGAATGAAAACGTATGTATAGGTATATATTGTATAGATAACATGCTTCTATGTTCTAATGTTCAATTCATACAATCATATTGTAATTCAAATGAAGAACACATAGAAGAGGTTATAAATATAATAAAAAAAAGAGAACATGTTGATATAAATACTCTTAAAATACAACTTATACAACATATAAAGGTAAAGAGAATTAGAACACCCGAAGATTTAAAAGATATCAACAATTATGTTGATGCGTTAACTCTAATATAAAAATATATCGATTATTAAAACATTTAATATTTGAAAAACCTAATATCATCTATTCAAAACACTTAAATACAAATAATATAATAGTGTATATGGTAACAAATGATATTAATAAATGGAAACAATATTTAACGAATGAAGATTATATATATTTAGTTCGATATATAGAAAATATAAAAAACGGAATTTCAAACGATAAAATGATTATATTGGTTGGACCAGGTAGAACTGGAAAATCAACTCTTAAAAATGATATTTATTCATATCTGGGTGACGAATTGTGTGATATATATGATATGTCTTGTCCTGGTGATATCATTTATCATGAAAATATTAAACAATTGGGTTTTTTTTGCGAATTCGATGAAACCGCTAATAATAAGAAAAAAACCCAGGCAATTATAAACTTTATCAAATATAAACAATCATTTATCACAGATACACAGAATATAGAAGAAGTAAATAAAAAAATACTCGAATATTCAAAAGTTATTATGATGACACATATATTTTAATGAAAACAAATGCCGTTCAAAACAACCGGTGTAAAATATATTAAGCGGTTTTTAAATATATTATTTAAAATAGAAATAATATATTCTTTATGTATGATCTTTCATAATATATCTATAAATGATCTATATAAACACGCTGAACAACTATATGGAGTTACTCAAACACAAGCACTATGTGCTTACAGCGATAAATATACTGGAAGATGTCCAAACGACAAAAGAATTTCATGTAATAGTGATTTAACAAAAGAAAATGTATGGTGGGGAAATGTAAATATTGAATTGTTATCATCAACAATGGATACATGTTACAAAAAAGGTATGAATCACATTTTAAAGAAAAATAATGTATATGTTATGGATTCATACGCAGGTTGGGATGATAGACAAGATGGAATGAGAATAAATGTAAGAACCATATGCAGCGACCCATATCATGCTCTTTTTATAAAAAATATGTTAATTCCTGCTGAAAAAAAACATAAAAGCAAAGAAATAAATCTTACAATATTGAATTGTGGTGATATAACAACACATGATATAGATATGTATAATAAAGATGGTATTAATGAGAATCTAATTGGTTTAGATTTAGACAAAGGACGTGTTGTTATATACGGAACTAAATATGCCGGTGAAATGAAAAAAGCAGTTCTTACATATATAATGCATATTATGCCCGAATTCAATTATCTACCTCTTCACTCAAGTGCTTGTGTTAATTCAAATGGTGATACACTTATGTTTTTTGGATTAAGTGGAACCGGAAAAACAACACTTTCGGCAACTGAGGGACTTCAACTTATAGGTGACGATGAACACGTATGGACTCATAAAGGAATATTTAATGTAGAGGGAGGGTGCTACGCAAAATGTGTAGGTCTTACAGAAAAAAGAGAACCAGAAATATTTTCAGCAATAAAAAGAGGTGCTGTTCTTGAAAATGTTGTTGTTAATGATAAACGTATTCCTGATTTTTTTGACACAAGTATCACATATAATACACGATGTGCTTATCCATTAAATCACCTTAATAACGTTAAAATACCAGCATACGTAGATAATCATCCTAATAATATTATATTTCTCGTTTGTGATGCTTATGGAATTTTTCCTGCAATTTCGAAACTAACAACACAACAAGCTCGGTTTTATTTTATGTTAGGATATACATGCAAAATTGTAGGAACAGAACAAGGTGTAACAGAACCAGAAAAGACATTCAGTTCATGTTTCGCAGAACCTTTTATTACGCGTCATCCACACATATATGGTGACCTTCTTGAAGAAAAAATAAAAAAACATAACACAACCGTTTGGCTTCTTAATACTGGCTGGTTAAAAAATGGAAATAGAATGGACCTTAATATTACTCGGTCTATCGTAAATATGATAAGTAATCAGTTCAATATGGGAGAATTTAATCAACACAAACAGTTTAATTTTTGTGTTCCAAATTCTCTACCAAATGTAGAAAAAAATTATCTTCAACCCGAGCTTAACTGGAATTCTATTGATGATTATAATAATGCTGCAAGTAACATACATAAAGAATTTTGTGTCGAATTTGAAAATAAATTCGGTACAAAAGGATAAAACTTAAAAACTTTCAAAACCCTCTATAAGCTCTTTGAGTTTTAAACTTATTTCACAATCATTTTTTAATGAATATTTTGTTTTTGGAATATGTTTATAATATTCAACGCGTTCAAAATATCGAAGAACATAATCTGTAAAGTCTGTTTCTTTTTTCATTTTCTTGATTTGCCCTGATAATCTTGAATCAAGAAATCTTTCAATAAATGTTTGTGGTGTAAGTGAATGAACATAAGGTGTTATTCTTAAATAGTAAACATTTTCATGATTTTTCATAGATGGATGATTTTGATCATCTATAAAACATACCTTTGTAGTTTTTGGAAATCTACAACAATTCACAACCAAGTCTTTGTACGTTTTAGAATGTGTGGTTCTACATTCTTCACATATCTTCTCATTTCGACCAATTATCTTATAAGCACAAATTATCTTATCAAAAATTTTACCCCTATTTAGTTTACTTTCAAAATAATCCTTTATCATATATGTCCACGACTGACCACCTTGATTATTTGTATATATCAAAATATAGTGAATTATTTTTTTTCTTTTCATCTCTTTAATTGACCTCAGTATAGAGAACATTTTTGGTCTTACAATTTCTTTTTCATATAACTCGAATAACTTAAATGATTGAGTAAGCGTTAGGGAAGAACGTGTAAATTGCTCAATAGCATCGTGAAATATACCAAATTCACTAAAGTAACCAAGTGTTTCATCTAAATCAAAAGCAATCATTTTTTTTTGTGCTTTTGTTTCATCCCCCTTTAATGACATAATTATACTAAATATAAAAATAATAATTAGGTAAACTAGTAAATATGGTATCAACAAATTATAACGACCATGTCAATATTTTGGAATTTTATAAAATGAAGATCCCTAAATCTAAACGCGAAACCAAAAAAGCAGCTGAACGCATACTTGCTAAAAAATTATGTAATTGTGTTAGCGCGATTGTAAAATCTAAACGACCTTTAGTCCCTTTAGCAAAAACAAGAAAACGCACAAAAAAAGCAAAAGAACAAGCTGCTGTTGCTATATGTCGTAATTCAATATTCCGTAAGAAAGGAATTATGAATTACACATACACATGTAAAAAGAAACAAAAATTAATTCCTGGTAAAAATGGTGACTGTCTAATGAAATATACAAGAAAAACATCAATTAAAGGTGGCAAAAAAAAGAGAAAATATAATAAAAAAGGAGGATATCCTCCTTTTTTAAAACCACTCGTACCTGACAAACAACATGATTGGAATCAGAAAATAAGAGGAACAATACTTTTACCCCATCAAAGAGAAGCACTTGTGAAAACACATCCTTATAATAAGATGAGAGGAATAATAGATTGTGATAATTTTATTGTTTCAAGTGATAAAAACCATTATTATGTGTATCATGTGGGATCATGTAATGCAGGAAAATATCCTAAAGAAGAAGATGAATGCGTACCAGTTACAATACCTATTCGTGGTATAGTTTCGCCTGATAATCCATTTGGTTGTCAAGACCCACCAAGTGTTTTTTCTTTTGCCACCAAAAAATCAAACAATAAGAGAAAAATCTGTGAGATTTTAACTAATTCTCCTACAACAACAACAGACTTTCCAGATCCTTTACCCATCTAAAAGAGTATAAATAAACCAAAATTGATAATAATATAAATAATATGTATTATTATTAAATATGTCATCACCGATTACTCAAAAAAGTAAATCCACCGGAAAAAAATCTTCTGGGAAAGTAACTATGAAAAAATCAAAAAAACAGAGTACAACACCTACTATTAAAAAACACATACAATCATTTAGAAATAATGGTGCTGATATTCTTGATAAGTTATCAAAAAAAATGATACAAAAAATATTGGAGTCATCAAGAGAGGCATACTATAATGATGAATCTATTCTTACAGATAATGAGTATGATATATTCAAAGAATACATGGAGAAAAAAGACTCAAAAAATTTCGAAGTTACTGTTATTGGAGCTGATGTCAAGGCAGATAAAGTAAAACTTCCTTATTTTATGGGTTCTATGGACAAGATAAAACCAGACACAAACGCAGTTGAACGCTGGAAAAAACAATTTAGCGGTCCATATGTTATATCAAGTAAACTTGACGGTGTTAGTGGTCTTTATTCAACAGAAGGAACACCAGGACTATATACAAGAGGTAATGGAAAAGTTGGTCAAGATATATCCAAGTTTATAGGTAAGCTAAATATGCCTGAACCTCAAAATATACCTCAAGATATAGTTGTAAGAGGAGAGTTTATTATACGTCAAGATATATTTAAGGTTTATTATGGTGCTAACTTTTCAAATGCTCGTAATTTTGTTTCAGGTGTTATAAATTCAAAGTCTCCTTCAATAGAAAAGTTGGGTCATGTAGATTTTGTTGCTTATGAACTTATAAAACCAGAACTTAAACCAAGTGATCAATTTGACTTTTTGAAAAAACATGGATTTATTGTATCTAAGAACGAAACACATCCAGATGTAAATAATACTCTTTTATCAAATATTCTTGTTGATTGGAGGAATTCATATGACTATGAGATGGATGGTATTATATGTAGCGATGATAACATTTATCCAAGAAAGGAAGGAAATCCTGATTATGCGTTTGCTTTTAAAATGGTTCTTGGAGAACAGATAGCAGAAGCAAAAGTCCTTGCGGTTGAGTGGTCAGCAAGCAAAGATGGTTTATTAAAACCTCGAATAAAAATAGAACAAGTTGTTCTTGGAGGTGCTAAGATAGAATACGCAACGGCCTTTAATGCTGAATTTGTAATCAAAAATAAGCTTGGAGTTGGAGCAAAAATAAAAATAATTCGAAGTGGTGATGTAATTCCTTACATTATGGATGTTCTTGAAACTGCTGAACACATTATGATGCCTAATGAAGAATATGAATGGCATGGAGATACACACATAGATATTGTTCTTAAAAATAAAAGTTCAAATAAAACAGTTCTGTCAAAAAACATAACGTTCTTCTTTAATACAATTGATGTTGATGGTCTTGGTCCGGGAAATGTTGAGAGAATTATTAATGCTGGTTTTGATAGCGTTCCAAAAATTATATACATGACTCCTGAACAGTTACTTAGTATTGATGGTTTTAAAGAAAAAATGGCTAATAAGATACATATTAATATAAAAGAATCGCTTATTAAGGCAAAAATTGTTGATATAATGGCAGCATCTAACTTATTTGGTCATGGAATGGGGAAAAAGAAGATGGAAGCTATATTAGAAGATTATCCTGATGTTCTTACAAGTAAAGAAAGTGATAATGAAAAAATATCAAAAATAATGATGATTAAAAGTATGGCTGAGAAATCAGCAAGATTATTTGTATCAAATATAAAAGATTTCCTTGAATTCCTTAAAGAAATAGGAGAGGAAGAAAAGTTAAATGAAAAACCAACAAGTAAATCACCTGTTGATACAAGTGGTCCTCTTTATAAGAAAACAATTGTTATGACAGGATTTAGAGATGAAGAACTTGGAAAAATGATTGAGAAAGCAGGTGGTAAACTTGGATCTTCTGTTTCAAAAAATACGTTTGCTGTTGTTATAAAGGGTGATGAAAATGAACCAGGAACTGGTAAGGTTGCACAAGCAAAAAAATTAAATGTAATTGTAATTAATGTGGATAAGTTTAAACAACTTTACTTTTCATAAATTTGATAACCATAATAAAAATATTATATTATTTTTATTTATTATGGTTAGACCAATAAATAGAATGAATTATGATACTGATATTATAAGATACTTCCGTGAAAATAATATTGAAACGTGTTGTTATCAATATAACAATTTTTCTATTACTACATATTATGATGGACAAATTATTGCTTCTAATGGAAATACATCGTATATAATTGCTGGTGATTTAAGTAATTATGGCATGAATCGTATAACTAATATAATTATGAGAGGTGAAGTAGGAAATAGAGAATTTATTATGAGTGAAGGAAATAAGGATTTTATATTAGATGCCGAAATAATATTTGAAAGATTTCGAATACTTGAACAATCACATTCAAATATACAAAATTGAATTTTCTGATATACCTAATTTAGTTTTATACAATAAATCAGGCATTATGTCACAAACGTGGGAACCAAAGAACAAAAACAACAATATGTATATTGGAAAGTTAGCAAAAATATACTTTAATGATGAATCTAAACCAAGAGAAGGAAAACTAATTTATATAAAAGAATGTGATAATCGTCCTAATTGTTATTCGGTATGTATAGAAAAAACTATTGGATATCCAACAAGAAATACTGTAACAGAACAATTGATAGATAGAGTGGAAGTACAAATGTTTGAAATAAATGACGAAGTATATAAAATATGTGATTCATTTATGAATAATGATGTATCAAATGTTATAAATGAATATGTAACACCATATATAGAAATATAAAAATATAAAAACAACAATTATATGATTATATGATTATATTATTACATTTTTTTACTATGATAGATATTTTAGTGCTGCTAATATAACACGTTCTTGGTCAGTAATTCTTTTGAAAATCATAGCTTCATCCATTTTTACTCTAAAAAACCTTCCCATACTATTCTTACATGTAAGAACTGTTCCAGTAGTACAAACATCTATTGATGTAACTAATCCACCATTTGTAAGTTTTAAATTATCAGGATTTCTAAGGGGAACCCACCTGATATAATTACCATATTTAACATCAGGCATTTCATCTACATACATATAACCATCAAGCTTAGATAACATATTTTCACTTTTATCTTCACTTAATTGAAGTTCTACAATAGCATTTATTTTCATATCTTCTATTTTTTCGGGTGTCATATTTTCAAGATTACAATGTTCTTCATTTTCAAGTGCGTCCATTAATTCATCAATACTAAAATTTTCATTCTGTTGGAAATCTTCTATATTTATTCTTATATCGTCTGGTAACATATTATTCATGTATATACTCTTATTATATTTGTATATTATTTAAGTAAATTGATAAGTATAATAATATACAAAAAATATATGACAAATAAAAAAATAGCAATATGTTATTTTGGATTAACACGCTCAATAAAAAAGGTATATAAAACACATATAAATCTTATTTTTAAAGTTCTAGAAAGTGAGAATATTGAATATACAATATTTATGCATACTTGGAAAACAGGTGATGACAAACAATATGTATGGGGAGAAATTTCTAATACTAAAATAGACTATGATGAATATAAGCTTCTTTCACCTGATAAATATAAAATAGAACTTCAAGATGATTTCCTTGAAACAATTAAAATAGAAGATTATTTTGACAAAAAAAAACTGGAAGAGAAAGGATATAATGATAAAAGAAAAGGCGAATGGTTACCTGAACTTATTAGAAATCATCTATGTGCTTTAGAATCACAGAAAAGATGTTTTGAAATGGTAGAGGATTCCAAAGAAGATTTTGATTATGTTATGGTGATACGTCCAGATTCATTATTTTGTACTCCACTTAATCCGCATGTCTTTAAACAACTTGATAGCTCACCAAATGTTATTGTAACACCAAATTTTGATTCTGGTGAAGGGTATAACGATAGATTCGCTATGTTAAATTATAATAGCAACACTTCCAAATATTTGAAACGAATAGAAGAAATATATGACTGGAGAAAAAATCATACAAATAGGATCGTATCAGAGAAATATGTAAAATATATATGTGATAAATATTACCATAGAAGGAGAACTGACATTTATTTTAAGTTGATAAGACCATAATAATCTATTGTGAATACGAGTGTAGTGTTTCAAAATTGATTTTATATTTTATAAATTGTATGTTTATAATTAAAAACTATAAGTATACAAATGAACTCTCGAGAAATACCAATCAACTATATAAGAGAGGTTACAAATAATGCAAGTTTAGCCAAAATTTGTCTTATGAAACGTAGGTCTCTCGACATCGCATGTGTAAATTGTGTAAAATTCTATAGATACTTTAGATACAAAGATCTTAAGATTATACCCAATAATACACTTGTATGTAACGAATGTAATATAGATTCTATGATACCAATAACAGCGTCTTCATATTTGTATGAATTGACTCCAGAAGAAAGAGAAAAACAACTTGAAGTTTGGCACGAAGAATGGTTTTCACCAATTGAATCTGATAATGAATATGAAGATTATGAAGACTATGGATACGATGATTCAAATTATGAGGAGACAAAAGAAGCTCCTGGTTTAGATGTAGAAGATAGACCTCCAACACCAACGTTAA